TAATTACACTTTTTAAAGTTGGTACTTGTTTATATAAACTATGAATATACTGGGGATAAGCATTTTTATCACCCCAAATAACAAACTGACTTCCAATATTAGTTTTTTCTGTTGGTGACAAAATATTAGTTACTACATATTGGTCTATTGCAGCAAAAGATATTTGCTTTGATGGAGCCTGTTCTACTTTTGTATTCTTCTTTGTATTAGCCATATTGGTATAAGTATATTATATTATTTTTTCAATGGGTCATAACACTCATAAACACGTGTTGATGTATAAGATGCTTTATCTAATCCTTCATATTCACCAACAACTAATAGACCCTTATCTGCTATTTTAGTTTTATTGTTTTCCTGATAAGATAAAATATATTCATATTCACCATTAGTAACACCACTAAATGGAATACGGAAATCATAGTAATTTTTCATAGTTGATAAGTCTTCCAATTCATCCCAAGTGTATTTATCATTGGTAGTCCTATTGGTAATATCTAATCTATAAAAATCTACATTTTCATCTGTATTTCTATCAAAATACGTGTAAACTCTTACTTTTTTGTTATGAATTATAATCATTTTTCATTGTATTTACTTTAAAATATAAAAAACACCTCATCTGTTTTATATAAAAAAATAAGGGGTATTCCAAATTGAATACCCCAGCAACTAGATTATAAAACTAAAAGATTAAGCAACAATACTTGCTATGTTAACATAGTCAGTGTCACCTTCTGCCGCAGGTGCAGTCTTTACATTGTAGGGCCAAAGCATGCTCTGGTCTTTCAAAGTAATAGAGTATTTTGAACCATCTGCAAACTGAGCACCAGATTCACCAGTACCTGCTGAACGCTTTACAGGAAAATCATAACCATAGAATTTGTAGATGCCATTGTTGTCAAGTGTGATTATTGCTAAGTCACCCATTGAAAGTGCATTCATTTCAATTCTCTTTGTAGTATCCTGTTTCAAGAACGTAAGCACAATTTCACTTTCAACCATCTGTCCAGTGTTCTGGTCATCAACAACTAAATTAGATGTTGCATTTGCATTACCCTGTCTAAATGAGTACTCTTTGAAAGTAGTACCAGATGCCATAGTAATATTTGATATTTCACTGGTAGTACCTGAGTCAAGTGTCATGCTTACTATATCATTTCTATTGGCAATATACACCTTTTTAAGGCCACCAAGACTGGTAGCGCAATCTGCTGCAATGCCATTTAAAACTTGTGAACAATAAGCCATAATATTTAAAGTGTTTTTTTTGTTATTTTAAAAATAAGGGGCGGGGTTATCTGCCCACCCCTCAGTGTTTTTTTTGGTATTACCTCAGAAAATTACTTTGAGCGCTTGCCATAGATAACTTCATCAGGGAAAGCAATCTGTACACCTGCAACAAACTCAGAAGCGAAGCGGAACTCTCTGTTATCCTTTGAATACCAGCCTTCAATCTTATCTTCATCACCTTCAAGGTCGCAGCCAAAGTAAAGATTACCAAGATTAGTGCAAATAGCATAATCATAATCATCAGTACCATTCAAGCCATTTACACCAATAACTTTGATGTTAGTTCCAGGAACTGGATAACCATCTAAGTCACCATATGCAGGGTCATAATGATACAAGTTAGCAGCAACAAGGTCTTGCATAAACTCCTGATAAAGTGAAGTTGATACAAGTACAACAGGGTCAAACTTTTCAAGTACAACAGCAGGTACTTTTGCTACAATCTGCTTGATAAAGTTGTAAGCACCAACTGCGCTAGATGCAGTAACAGTAGTAGCAGTAGTTGCATCCTTATCAAGGATTGAAATAAGACCTTCAAATTGGTTAGTCTGTCCTGACTGGCCCTGATAAATCATCTTTTCAATACCAGCGTCAATGTGGTCAACAAGGTCATTAACAAATTTTTCCTCAAATGGCATTCTCTTGTCCTCAGGAAGTGCAGCAACCTGTACTTCATAAGCAGCCCAAGTCTTTAAAAGTTTCTTGTCACAGAAGCCAAGATTTACAGCAAGTGGTTTAGCGTCAATTACACGCTGTGAAAATTCAGAACTTCCACTTTCTGCCCATCCGCATGCAGAACCATCAACAAAATTGACGTTCATATCAAGGATGTTTATTGCAGTTTTACCTTTACAACCAGTCTGAAGATTGAAAAGTTTTGCAGATTTTGCGCCAGCAACAGCCTTTGCAAGTAATTCACCATTTCTTTCCTCTACATATGAGGTAAGTCCAGTTACAATGGGATTAGTAGTAGCCATAGTATTAGTCTATTTTTTAAATTAATTATTTACGTGTTTTTCTTTAAATATAAAAGTTAGTTAAATTGTTTAACGCTTCAAGTTAGCGAGTATTGATGCAGCCTTTTTTGCACCTTTTGAAAGATTATCATTTGTGCGCTGTATTGCACTAAATTCTTCTACAATAGGCTCAGCAGCAGGTGCTGTTTCAAGTGCACTGATTCTTTCTTTAAGTGCCTCAATTTCTGCTTTAAGTGCCTCTATTTCAGCCTTCAAATCTTCCTCTTCTGGTTCAACAACAGGCTCTTCAACAACAGGTTCCTCAACAGGCTCCTCAACAACAGGCTCTTCAATTGGTTCATCCTCAGGCTTTTCTTCCTCTTCTGTTTCAACAGGCTCTTCTACAACATCTTCTTTGGCCTTAATTTCTACTACTTTTCCATCAGCAACAGAAATTATAGTACCATCCTCAGATACGTAGTCACCATCTTCAACATCAACTTTTTCACCATTTTCATCAAGTGCATAAACTTCAAAATCAACAGCCAAATCTTCATCATTAGCCCAATTTAAAACACCTTTGTCAGTTGATACGCTTCTAAAAGTCATAAGTGCAGACTTAATTATGTCCTCAATCTTTGACATTGTTTCTTTTACTTTATTCATAATGTTATTGTTATTAGATTTATTATTTTCTCTCATCTGTACCATCTCATAACTGAAAAAACCCTCAATACTGAATCCATTAATTTCATCAGTATGAAGAATTTGCCATAACTCTTCATCAACAACATGAAAAGTCGCCATCAATGAGCCATCAGGTATGTCTTCTGAAATAAAATTTGGGGTAATACCCTTTGAACTATCCTTAATAAATAACTCAACAAGATTAACACCATCAATCATTTTGCCATTATGCTGTAAATCAATGTTGTTTTGAGTACCCAATTTGAGCATTTTTTCAGCCATTTCTTTAATGGTATCTTTTGAAAAAACTAAATAGTATTCATAACCATTATCACGTCTGTAAATTGGAGTATCAGCGAGCATAACAACACCAGTAATTAGATGTTGCTCTTCATTGTTTATCTCAAATTTTTGGTATTTATTATTTTCTTTGAATAGTACAAAATTGCTCATTACAGCAGGTCTGTCAACTAATGATATTGCTATAACACCATCAGTTTCATCCATAAGAATAGCATTCCATACAGGTAAATCCAGTTCTTTCATAGATTAGATTTTGTATTAAAATATAATTATTTAATAAAGTGTTTAAATAGATTAAAAAGTTGTGTTTTTCTCTCTTACTTCAACCTGTGTTGAACTATCTTCAAGGTCTTCCTGGCTAATCCAAACACGTGTTTCAGCCTTTGTTGCACTGTCACCATTAACATTTAAACTAGTTAAACCCATTAAATCCTGTTGTTCATTAAGTAATGGGGTAGCAGCAACACCTTGTATTGATGTTGGTGCTGGCTGTACAGTAACTGTGCCCTTTGGGTCAATGGCTTTAATCTGTGAAATTTGTGCTAGACCAGCAGTAGTTGCCACTGCAGCCTGAGCAGCACCAATAATTGCGCCATAAGGAGCAGGGAAATTAGCCATACCTTGCATAAATGCACCCAATGCACCAGAAATCATATTAATTGTAGCAGCAGCAATTTGTAATCCCTTGTTTCTTTCAGCATTTTCGCCTTCCATCTGGCCTAGATTATTCAAAATTGCAGCAGTTGACGTAACCAAAGTTTGCATCATTGCTTTTTTAGCATTTGCATACATTTGGTCATTTTTCTTTTTGCGTTCATTGGCCTCAGCATTGTATTTTACATCCAACTGGCGCTGTTGCTCCATTAAATCATTTATCTGGGTCTGTACTTGTAATTTTTGTTCCGCAGTACCCTCAAAATTCTCTAATTCTTCATTTAATATGCCAAGTTTTTTATCTAATAGTTCACGCTCAATATTGTAAATGGCTTCTGCCTTTTGTTGCTCTATTTCTATCTCTTTTCCAGCGTATTCTGCATATTGAGCATCAAATATTGCGGACTGTGATTCTTTATCAGCACTATTTAGTTTGTCATTTGTACTATTTAAACTATTAGTACCAATAATATCAGCACGCTTTTTGTTATATTCCTCAGTTAAAAGATTTTGGGCTTCAAGATTACCTTTAAGTAAGTCATATTCTTCCTTATATTTTTCTTCTAACTTCTGTAACTCAGTTTTTTTACTGTCATCAAGGCGCTTAATAAGTTCTTCAAGACGTTTTTTGGCGGCTTCTGCCTCAGAATCAGTTGCAGTTTTGGCAGCACTTTCGCGTAACGTCTGTAAATCCTTCTCATATTGCTTTTGACGTGTCAATAATTGCTCTTGTGTAGCACCATGTTCCTGCAAAAATTCTATATCCTTATCATATTCTTCTTTAAGCGCCTCTTGTTGTGTCTGTAATGCTTTTCTGGCACCTTCTGTAATCTTTTGTAATTGTTGGTTAACAGCAGCATCATAAGCAACTTGTCTGTCTTTAAGTGTTTCTTTTGTAGTTGCAAGTACTTCTTTAAGTGCTTTAATTTCTGCCTCAGAATTAGCAACCATTTCTTTCTTAGCATCAGCCTTAATCATTCTGCTTTGCTTCAAAAGTTCTAGTTCCTTTTCGCGCTCAGCAATAAATGCCTCCTGCTTGTTAACTAGTTCTTGTTGACTGTCTAACTCAACTTTTGCTGTTTCAACACTTGTAGCACCCAATGAGCGCATCAATGTAATTTGGCGTTGCAATTCCTTGTTATGCGCATCTACTGCATTTTTAGCATCTTCTTGTGCCCTTTTAAATGCCTCAGTAGTATCAACTGCTTCACGCTGTTTTTTAATAAACTCAACTAATTTATTGAGTAATGTAGATACCAAAATAATTATACCTCCAATACCAGTAGATGATAATGATGCTTTAAAACCTTCAACACCTGTGGTAGCCGCTTTTGATGTAGCCTTAATAAGTGGTATTAATTTTTTTACCTGGTCTGCTAATCCGCCAATGTTACCGCCTAAGCCTTTGGTAATATCAAGACCAGACTTAAATGCCTCTTCAAAAGATTGCTGATAATTACCAACATTTCGCTGAAAATTACCAATGCTGGCATCCATATCTTTAAGTTGGTTATTAATTTCAAGGATTTTTTGCCCTAAATCAGTACGCTCAGCCTCATCATTTGTTTCTCTCCACTGCCTTTTAAGTTCAGCCATTTCAGCAGCAAGGGCATTATATGAGCCAGCAGCCTTATCAGCACCATATTTAGCATCATTGATAACCTCATTTAGTTTTTCTTGCTCTTTCTTACATTCATCAGCAAGGGCAATATATTCCTCAGTGCTACTATCAAGTCCAAGCATAGCAGCCTTTAATTCTTCAATGTGCTGTTTGTATTCTCTTATGGTACTACCATCAAATTCAAATGATATTAGATTTTTAATTTCAGTTTGCATTGTGTTTAGTTGGTTAGATAATTATTTTTATCTTTCACTTTAATAAAAGTACATTTAGTTGGCTTGTTGCCCATTATGTCATAGTTGGTTATTTCATTAAGTATCCAGATTGAATTATCAAAATAATAAAACTTTTTAAGGGCATCAGCAGGCTTATCTTTTAGAAATACATAACAACTTACTTGTTTGTTATTACTATCATATAAGTCACTTATGTAGTTTTTCCAGAACTGGTAGTAAATTGTTGCTGATTGGTCATAGTTTGTATTACTATCAATAAAAGTTTGTGTTGGTAATGCGAAGTCCATACTAGCCTGGATATAATCAGTATGTGCATCATTAGCCAAAACATATTGATTACTTTCATCTACATCATAGTATTTTGAAAATCTAGGTATTGCATCAAAAAGTGTTGCAATAGTATTATTAGCATAATCAGTAGTAGACCAAGTATATAGATAACAAGGAGCACCATTTAATTTATCCATTTCCTTCATATTATCAGAAATAATAATATTGTATGGCAATACATCCCAGCCTGAGAAAAATACAAGGGCACTATTTATATCACTAACATTTTTATTTTCCTTATCAAAACAACATAACTTATAACTTTGGTCTTTTTTAGTATCTCCATAGTAATAAAGCAATGATGAAGTAGAATTTACATCACTCTCAAATTGCTTTATATCATCAAAATTTTGTTTATATAAAGTCTGTTTAAAAATTGGCTGTTGGATACAAGTAGGTATTACATTATTTCCGCTTTTTAAAACATTAAAATAGTTGCTTGATAATGTAAATGGTATTGTATTTTTCAAAGAAGAATCTTCTAATAAATTAACTGAATCTGTATTAAAATCATATCCAGTATTAATACTTAATTCTCCATATTTCACCTTATTTTTTAAGCCATATAAATATGATGCATATGTTTCTGGGGTATCTAATGAATAATTACACCATTTTGTGTTTGCTAATGTAGGCTTAATTCTTATTTCTTTGCTTCTGTCAATCCTGTTATTAATATCAATAGTCTCATCCTTATAAAAGTTTTTTAGTAACTTGATATAAATAGTTTTATGATAATTATCTATTTCATATTTAGCATTAAATAAGCGTGTAAAGTCTGTCAAATATTTATATGGCGATTGAGTATCAGCAAACAGAGTTTTTTTGGTTATATCTAGATATTTCAATGATGGGTTAACACCAGAATCATGATAAGAACTTAACTCATCATTATATCTGTCAAACATAGCCTGTATTGCCCATCCACTATTATTATATTTTTCTTTTGAATTTGATACAACTATGTTTGTGCCAAAATAAGTGTTTATCTTTTCAACAAAGTTGGAATAACTACCTTGCATCTGGCGTGTCCATAAAATATTAACACTTTTTATTCTAAGTATTAATTTTACATTATCAACATCTGTTGGTAAATTATCTAATGTTGTCCTTATACCTTCATTTAAAAAATAACCATAGTTATTATTTGCATATTCTTCTTTTTGTACAATATTTATTGTCTTAAACTTTATTTTGTCTTTTGAATAAGTATATTTTTCAGATGAAGAATAGTTTGTATTCAAATAATTAACAACTTGTGTTAGGCCACTTTGAAAGCGAGAATCAGTACTATCAAAATCAGTACAACAAAAGTAATCATTACTACTTACGTAGCGAGTTAATCCACTTGCTAGTGTATCTGTAATAGCATCTATTCTATATATAAATCCACTCCAACGTTCATTTTGATATTGATAATTGAGATTACTTTTAAAGTGCGTATATAAATTGCTATATTTTGCATTATGCGTAAAATTTAAATCAAACCAGAAATCTAACTGTGGATTAGTCATACCTGAAAAGTTATAATAATGTCTTGAACCAGGACCATTTACTTTCCAAATATCACCATTAACATCATTTGTACGCATCATTGCGCCACTCCAGTTAACTTGTTGGTATAATACAGTCTTATTGTTTATCTTACTTGTATCAAAGCGGTCTAAAAGTAAATAAGAATTTTTATAATATTTACTATCAAGTATTTCTGGGTCCCATACTATTGTATAACCACCATTATTATCAGGGTCTGATATTGCATCCAATATTGTTTTATTTCTTATAACCCTGCGTTGATATGTAGAACATAAGTCACGTGCTTCAAATTCACTTAAATCGCGTGATACTTCAACCATAGTATAACCGCTATTGTCATCTAGATAAGGCTTATATGTTATACCATCACTTGTAACAGCACTTAAAAAATACTGTTTAATATTAGAGGGCATACCATTTAAATTAACTAGTACGTGTTTACTATCAAAATCTTCCTCATATAATCCACTATATGTTGGTGCTGCAGTTATATGATATTTAGGGTCCTTTAAACTAATTGTAGTACTTGCTGATATACTACCATCATTAACCATGCTTAATGCTAACCAGGTAGCAAACATATAGTACATATTCCATTGAAATAGTACTTCGCTTTCTTCTTGCTCTTTGGTTAAATCAACACCATTGACATTAAACTTATAGTATAAATCAGCCAATGTTTTTTCAGTACCATCATCATTAGTTTGTAGTGTATAGAAAAAAGAACCAAGACCACCATATAGGGTACAAGAATACTTAACATTACCACCAGTGTTGGTAACGCTATCCAATTGGAGATATCCACTTTCTACAATATCTCCATTTTTCATCAATTTAAAATCAATACGCTTATTGGGATTAAAATCATTTTCTCCCTGTATTTTATCCAAGCGAAATATTGATGAGAAAATTTTATTATTGGCTGCTGTACCATCAAGAACCACACTTTTTGAAAAAGAATTTTTAATAGCACTAGGCTTTGTTACTTCTGTTTCTTTATAAGTAAAGTTTACTGTAAAATTATCAGGTACATCTGCTTTTTTACCATCTATATATAATTCTAGATTCATTGTCCTCTTTGTTGTTTTTGGCTGGCCTCAACTTCAATGGTATAGACAAACATCTTTCTACCCTGGTTATTGAAAGTCTTATAATCACAGTTTTTATTATTAATAACTACACTATATATTTCATCACTATTTAAATCATGTAAATAGGCCTTTGTTGAACCTAATATGTTATGTATTTTTTCAGCCTGAGTATCCAATAGATAACCAGTACTTAATTGCCATGTTGGGTTAACCTCTTTGCGGTAATTAACCATACCCCAGTTTGCCTTATTTAAGTTACTGTAATTTTTACTATAAGTACTATTGGTATATTTATCAGAACGTATTGCCTTGCCATCAACTAATAGTGTATCCCATCCGCCTCTGGCATTTAAATAATATAAGCAATATTGTTTACAACTATTTATAACATTGAATCTATAAACATTATTGAAATTCAATATCATGTTAGTGTCATTGTGTACACTACCATAAAAATAATGTAAAAAGTCATTGTTAAATGATTGTGGTTCAAAGTCACCAGGCCATTGTGCCTTATCTAAGTTTTGTACAAATGTATAATGACCAAAAGTTATGGCTGAGTTATCAAGTACATCATTGAACCAGACTTTTGTACTAGAATCAGCAAATCTTCCATATATGGTAAATAAAAATAATTGGCGGCTGTCAAGTACATAAGATATTGGGTCACTTAAATAAACTTCATTTTCTGATAATAGGTAATCTACATAACTCCAATCATTAGTAACCATGTATTCTCCACATAAACTATGTATATTATCTAGGTCTTTGTATAATGAGAATTTTTTAATTGCCGTATCACTTTTTACAAAGTTACCATGGCCAGTATCTGTTTGATTGAGATTAAGTGAATCATAAACATGGTCAGCAGCAATATCATTTATTTCAATTGAACTTACATAGTTATTTGTATATGAACGCAATCTATATGATGAACCATCTGATACATCCAATGTATAATCAACATATTCTGCGGTTATTGGAGACATTGAATATTTAAGTTGTTTCCAAACTGGCCAAAAACTTTCATTTCTAACTGCAGCCTCTTGAGTAATATAATATTGCACATTAACAGGGTCACCATTAATATCAGTACCTTCTATCCATAATGTTCCTTCGCGTGGGCTAAATAATTGATGTTGGCTTACCTCATAAACAGCAGAATAAACATTACCTGATACATGCGTTGGTAATGGCGTTGGATGTATCCAGTTATATGATGTAGTTATAGTAATTGAAGTGGCAATCATATCAACCAATTCAAAATCACATGTTAATCCAGAGTGAGGATTAGCATTAAGTGTTGCTGGAGGGGTTATAATATTTATTTCACCATTTTCTATTGGTTCTTCACCATATTCTAATTGGGTAATATCCCAATTAAATTCTCCACTATATGTACCATCATCATATGTGGCAGTCAATACTGTATTTCTAGCAGTAGACCCTGAATTATCATCTACATAGATAACAATTCTACTTAACCATTCGCCTAAATAATCAGACTTAGTAATACTATCACCAAATCTAATCCAACTAGTACCGCCACTAGTGAGGCTAGTAGAAAAACAATAAACATTTGGTTCAAAACTGCTTCTTATTCTAAATTCCCATGGGGTCCATTCATATCCAATTGTGGCACCACTTGCTTCTTGATAAAAGAAATATGGAGTAATATAAATATCGCACTCATAAATATCTGTTCTCTCATAACCATCATGAGTTCTAACAACAACATCCATATATAATTTACCATTGATATTTAAGTTGCTGTGATTTTGTTGAACATTAAAAGTTAAACTAACCCAGGTATTATGTGTACCATAAACAACAGTACTTATGTTTTTTATGTAATTAGTTAAACTGTTATCTACATAAGCATAAGCACTAACAACTTCTTCATAATCGCTAGCACTAGTGTAGTATCCACATTCTTCTGTTATTTCTTGTGGTCCAGATGTATTATATGTTTCGCTATAAGACCAAGCCATATCTATTAATTATTTTATTTTAAAATATATTATTTGTGGTTAGTGTTTTTGAAAAACATTATTCCAAATTATTGCTATTATCTGTTCTGAATCTTTCTTTAATGCATCCTCAAATAATGGTATATATTTGCTGTTTAATTCATCAAGTGTAGTGGCATATGGCTTATCTGTTGCCTGCTTTGTCCAACCAAAATCATGTATGTGTTTGGTAATAGCATAAGACATTCTTTCAAGTTTCTTTTCACGTGGTAAGTTGCTATTATCACTAGGCTCTATACCCTTATCTTTAATCCACTGTAATATTGATAATCTTAATGCACCAGGTCCACCTTTTTTTGTGGGTCCACGTCCAACTTCCGTATATTTCCAGTAGTCAAGTAATGACATTTGGACAGTGGCTGTTTTACCATTAACAGTAATAAAAGTCTTAACACTGTCTATAAGTTTACCACTGGCTTTCCAATCACCTTTGAGTAAGTTTGACTTATATACAGTTTGAAATTCTCGCGCATAATCATTAATTACACGCTCAAAGTTTGGTAACTCAAATCCATCTATTAGCATTAGTTATTGTTTTTCCAATTTTTTATTGATTCTAATCTTTTCTGGTATTTTGTTTTACTATATGCCCATATATTGAAAAAAGAATAGATGCTCATATCAAATACTTTTTCCCATGGTTCCCTGATTGTTTCTGATACTAGGTCAACAACACTTAACCAAGAAAAATAGACTGCTGAATCATCTTTAAATTCTTGCTCACTGTTTCCATCTGTTTTTTGTTCTCTTTGTTCTTCATTTTCCTCTTCATCCAATCCAAGTAAATTTGAATACCCTTTATTGAAATTGCTAATGAGTTCAGAAAAAAAAAGCATACCTGATTGGCGGTAACTATACTTACCTTCTGCCTAATAGTTGTAGCAAGTTCAGCAACATCATAGCCTTCACCATATTTGCAATTCTCAGGAATAAGAAATATGGCTAATATGTTACCATAATATTTTTCTAAATCTTTTTTATGCCAGAAAGTTTGGAAATCTATGTATTGGGATACAGTAAATTTTTGTAGGTCAACACAAACATTATATTTTTTACCATCAATAATAACAGTCTTTATTGTACCCATACCACCCTTCTTTTTGAGAAAAGAAAAGTCATTAATCCAACTAATAGCATTAAACATTGCCTGGGCCTTGATAATATCTAGACCATAAACAACATCTTCATCTACATCACATAATAATGCTAGTAAAGACATGTATTTATCAAATTCTTCTTTACTATCATCTTTGAATATGTCAAGTATTTCATAGTATTTATCTATGCTAACATCATTCCAACTTTTAATCTTTAATACTATATCCATTGTATTTATCTTATTGAAATATTATAATTACCACTATTTGAGGTCCTACTATTCCAGGCTATTGCAGATGCTATTACAATATCATCATGTAATCCATATGGAGCATTATAAGTTATCTTTCCACCTGCAGTTATTTCCATAGCATAGGCACCAAACTGTACTTTACTCTCAGAATCATTAATTAATTTAACATTTTCTTCACCAATAGCAGCCTGTAATCCTTCAATTATATCACGCTTTGATGTATTAGAAGTATTAAATTCTTTTATTAATCCAACTAAACCTGGATTAAGTTTTTTGAGAATATCAATATATACTGTACCAATACTGTTACTTTCGCATGTAATTTTTCTAACTTTTTGTTTTGGTATTGTATTAAGTATATCTGTAATAAACTTTGCCTGTTGCATTGGTGTTTTATTGCGCGTATATGTAAGCAATACCTGCTGCCCATTTTCATTAAATGCAGTTAATACAGTATAGTCACCATTGCCACCATTTGCCCAGTCAATACCAAACCATAACTTACCGCTTGACATTAAAGAATCTGATGCAGTCCAAAGTTTATCATCATAATCAAATACACCGCTACCGCCATCTATAAACTCACCCAAAAATTCTGTTTTAAATTGTCCTTTGGGTAACATGTTGCGGTATAATTCAAGTTTTTCAGCACTAAGAAATTTTGATGTGTCAAATTCATTCCAGTCAACACTTATTACATCTTTTCTTTTACCACTGAGACCCAGCATAAAATAATCATAGAAGAATCCACTTTTTTGTCTAGGGGTGGAACACATAAGTATTGGGGCCCTGTATACGTTGGTCCAGGCTAATACAAGTTCAAGTATATCCTTATCTAAATAGGCACACTCATCTAATATTAGAATACCTGAAATTGTTATACCTCTAAGTGCATCTTTTTGGGCACCAGACTTAAACAATATTGTTGAGCCATTAACAAGTTCTATTTCAAGTGTATTAGAATTTTTCTTTTTAATAACACCACTGTCTATAATAGCCTTGCTAATCTCTTTATATATTTTTCTTGATTGATTAAGTGTAGGAGATATAATTGCATTAGTACTATTTGGATAATTAATAGCATATCTTAATAATTCATTTTCTGCCATTAATGATTTACCACACTGACGCTTTGATTTAACAACAATAATTTTACCACTCTTAAATCCATCATTTAAAAGTGTGTGTACTTTAAGTTGCCAGGGTTCAGGGGTATATCCAATATAGTTGCTAGGCATTGATACAACAATTATTGCTCATTATTTGTTGGGTCAACACCAAAATTGAATTTAAGACCTTCTGCCTTAATATCTAATGCAACCTTTTCATTGTAAAGACCATCCATCTTATTGATTAAATCAAGGGCCTTAACAGCAGCCATAAAATCATTCTTTTCCATTGCTTTGGATACAAGTGATTCAATGCGTTCACGCTGTACGTCACGTGTCTTTTGAACAAATTCTTTATTGTCCTCTTCAAGTGATTCCAAGGCATCCTTTACATAACGCTGAGCACTTCTCTTAACACAGCCCCAGCGGTTCATTATCTCTTCCTGAATCTTACCTCTTGAATAGCCTAAGCGGATGTAATCATAGATAACTTGCCTGCGGTAAAGTACTTCTGTATCAGACCACTTTCTTTTGCCATCACGCATTTCATCTATTTTATCTTTAATCATGGTATCTATCTCTTCTCTGGATAAATACTTAAATATGCCATCAGCATCTGTTTCAATAATATCTTTCATAATATCAGTTTGTTTTAATTAAAATATAATTCGCGACTAATACGTTTTTATAATAAAAAATGGTGTTCATTATTTTTGAACACCACTTAAATATTAAACATTATTTTTAGGCTTTCTACCTCTTTTTTTCTTTTCCACAGGCACTTCTTTTACCTCTTCTTTAACCTCTTCAACCTCTACTATTTCAGGCTCATGTACTGGCTCTATTATAGGCTCAGGACTTTCAATTACTGGTTCTGGTGGAGCAGGGCTTACAGGCTCTTCATCTATTGGTCCAACTTCAGGTAACTGTATTTGTTGCTCTTCTTGTTTTTTCTTTTCAGCCTCTAATGCTGCATACTTTATTTTATCCTGGAACCAAAGTCTACCACATTTTTGGTATAAGTAAAATACACAACTTGGACAATTAAAGTTAACCAACTGTGGTCCAGCAATACGTTCATATATACGCTTTACTTTTTCATCTAACCATTTTGGGCTATTATGTTTTGTGCCCTGTTTAACTGCAGTTTCAAAGTGGGGTGCTGCTGCTTTAAGTTCCTCAAATTCTTCTTGTGTAAAATTAAATTCCATATATCTTTTGAATTAGTTTATTTATTATTTCTTCAATGGCTGTTATGCCATCATTTATTAATATAAGTATTTCAGTAATGTGTTTAGAAAAGTAACTTACTAATGCTGTTATCATTAAATTGATTAAAGTAAAATTTGATGTAGCGAGCATTAATATTATTCCAGCCCACCAGGTACTACATAATGTACAATCAAATGGCTTTAATCTAATATCTTCTGGCCTTCCAATACCCTTAAACAATTTCTTCCAGATATGATGCTTAATAGTTTGGATAATACCACTTAAGTCAATCAAGTAACAAATTACTACACTTATCAGTATCAGTTTTATCAAGTACATATTTTGCTAATATTATTTGAGCAATCTTTGCCCTTATTTTTTTAAGATAAATATTAATAGATGAAGCAGATACATTTAATTCTTTGGCAACATCTCTTTGAGTACCAAGTTCTGAGTACAATAATAATACACGTCTTTCAGCCTCAGATAAATCATTAAAAATAATTCCCTTAACCACAGATAATAATGCTGTGTCCTCATTAAAAATATCATCATTATGTGGCTTGTAATCAGACATAAGTTCATCAATACTTATGTTATTCTTCTCCTTGTTGTTCACGTTCATAATCTTCTAGTGTTATTGTGTTATTCAAATTTTTCTTGTACTTATAATAGTATCTACTATTTTTTGACATAATATTATTCTTCAACATTATAAATACAAAGTCATCTACCTTACCATTCTCATACAACTTTTTAATAAAGTCTTCTTTCATATCTAATAGTTCAACATAAACATCTTGTTCCAGGTCTTTTAAATTATCAGGGTCTTCGCTCTTACCTAACAATTTCATAAAGCCCTTAATAGTGTCTTTATTGGCTAATTCCTCAACAACCTTATTATTAAAATTTTCCATGGTATTAGATTCTTATTTCTTCTTATTAATGTCCCTCAAATCCTTAACTAAATCCACAATTCTCAAAAGTGCCAATGCAATTATAATTCCAATTGCTGCATAAATTTCATTCATAATATTACTTGTTTTTTAATTCTTATTTCTATTAATAAATAGTTTGATAATTAAAAAAATCAGTTTAAACTCAATTATTTTTTAAAATATTTTTACTGATATCCATTGGGATAAACTTACCATATGACATATCCAATAAGGCCTTTAATTCATAATACTCATTGGTATCAGTATATACAGCATTACTATTATTGGTATGTCTGCACTTCATTCTGCAGTAGCCTAAAAAAGCCTTGTTAATAGCCTTTTCTGTAAATATAAATAATCCATCCTGGGCCATTATAATAAGCATATTATGGCCAGTCTTTAATTTATACCACTTACTATAATTACTCATAATAATTTCCTTACCACCTGCAATGGCACTGGCGTTAACTATCCAAACTTTTTTATCCTTAAATTCTTCTGGCATTGGGGTAGTATCATTGTCATATTCATCTAATGATGTTGTATCTACTGAGCCATAATATTCAGCAAATATTTCTTCTAAATCATCTTTTTTATTTGGTACATTACAGTATCTAAAATTTCTTGTTAATCCACTAGTGTTACCAATTTTGAAATAATCACTTATTTCACTACCAGACATTATATACTGATTCTGTAAGGTCTTAATCTCAACGCCATAGGTATTGGCACTAGTTTTAAAATAACAGTCAAATTTAAAGTCTTCTTCTGTTGAGGTCCAGGCACTGGTTACCCAGTCATAACCCATTAAGTAGTTATTGATAAATTCTGTTTGTTTTTCATCTATTCTTCTCATGGCTCTTTTGCTTTTCTATATATAAATAGTATAATGTGACAAAAAATCTCAGTCAACTAAAAATATTTTTTTAATTATATTTTTGACATAATGTTATTATTATTTATATATTTGTAGCAAAATGATAGTGGTTAAAAATTTTTCCTATGGGAATTTTTTTAGTGTGTTAGCAAAACCACCTGATTTAGTAACAAAATGATATTTTAAAATATTTGTATGATATAAGATTTTAAACTAAAAATTTTGCTAATTTGCGACCATTTTATTTTTTATGGCTAAAATATTTTTCATAAGTAATTGATATTAGACAATATAAGTGGGGCTGGAATAAATGGGTTCATCTTCCTCCAGTTCCACAGCCCATTTTGAAATTCCCCTTACAGATACTTGTGAGGGGAATTTTTATTTTACATTTTGTGCGACCATTTTGTTAAATAGTCCTAATACATGCGCGTAAAATGCGACTGATTTTTTTATTTGCGACCTCAGTCTAACAGGCTGTAAATGAACCCATTATTAACTTTAAACATCTAATATAACTACACTTACACCAATATGTTAAAAGAAATTAACACAATTGCAATCCAATTATAATAATTGTATATTTGGACAAACATTAAAACTAACAATTATGAAACAGACCTTAAACATCAACTTCTACTGCCGTAAAAGCAAGGCTAACAAGCAAGGATTGGCCCCCATTGAAGTAAGTCTAATCATCAACCAAAAAAGAACCTATATAGCATTACAGCGAAAAGCAAAGCCAGAAGAATATGAAAAATCTATGGCCAGCAAGAAAGATAATCCAATAAAACAATATTGCGAGCAAGTAAGGTCTAGATTAAATACTATTATAGATAATCTATTTGAAAAAGATATTGAATTAACTGCCGCAACATTAAAACAACATTTTCTCAAGGGTGGTGTATCTACTATATATACATTAGATGATATGATATCTGAATTTTTGGAAATACAGAAGAAAAAAGTTGGTACACAGATAATAGAAGAAACATATAATAGGTATATTGAAGCAAAAGATAAATTTTACTCTATATTGAATTTAACAGGTGAAGAATCAGCCAAAAGTATTAATCACCAACACATATTATTATTTAAGGCCAGTTTATTACAAGAATATAAACAAGATACTGCTGCCCATTATATGACACGTGTTAAGGCATTTTTTAAATATGGCTTTGAATCAGGTAAGGTTCCAGTATTTGCTTTTACTACTGTAAAAATTGAAAAAGAAAAAAATAAGAAGATAATATATCTTACTGAGGAAGAATTGGATAAGATTAAGGCAAAACAATTTGCTACTAAGCGCTTATATAATGTAGCCAGAATATTTTTATTTCAATGTTATACAGGATTGGCTTATGCTGATATGGCATTACTTGAAAAAGATGATTTTAAGGAAAATAAGTATGGGCAAATATATATATCCAAACCCAGAAAAAAGACAGGTGTAGAATTTACTGCAGTATTGCTTAAAGATGCTGTTGATATAGCCAAAGAATATGATTATAAGTTACCGCTATTGAGTAATCAAAAGTATAATGCTTATCTGAAAGAAATTGGTGACTTATGTGGCATAGATAAGGCCCTTACTACACATATTGCCAGACATACATGTGCCTGTTATCTATTAAATAATTTAAAGACAGAAAATGCTATGGAAATTACAGCCAAAGTATTGGGGCATAGTGATACCAAAGTAACTAGAAAGTATTATGCCGCCATATTTGATAATACTGTATTTGAAAGCATTAATTTATCAGGTGTTGCAGAAGAAATTGATGAAGAAGAATCATTACCTACTGAGGCAGATGAATCTGTTATTGAAAAAGATTATATGGCTGATGGCTTAACGCTTGATGAACGTATTATACGCTATCAGAAGTATCTTATGGAGGCTGATTCTAAATTATCCAGGCGTGAAAGAAAAGTACTTAACACATTAAATTAAAATAAGGGCTATCTTCACAGACCGCCCTTACACAAAAATTAATAAATTAAACTGATTAAAAATCTTTATTATGCACTTAGTTCAATATGTGTAGCATTGGCATATTCTTGAAGCATTTCTTCCATACGTGGCTCTACTACACTACTATATATGTTATTTTCTCCCTGCAATATAGTTGGTATAACTACCATCCACTGATAAATAAAGTCTTCCAAATTTGACATATAGCCTGTAAGGGTTATAACCTCATTGCTATGATTATCTACCAATGTAAATTGAATATTTACCTCATTTCTTATATAGGGGCCTAACCAATATTGGAATAAAATTTCATAGCCATTTTTAAGCCTAAAAGTGTTTGATATGTAATTACCGCATTCCCAGGCAATCTGGTGTTGAATAGTATTAATTACATTTTCAAAATCCTTGTCAAATTCAGGATAATCACCGCCATTCTGTTTGGGATTAAGTGTAAAACCAAACATCTTCTTAAAACTCTTACTAAATACCACATTGGGTACTAGTGTCTCACTGTAAGTAATCAGATACTTACCATCATAAACATTTACTTCTTTCATTTTACTTAATATTTTAGTTTGTAAATCTATAATCAAATTTTAAAATAATAACCCCATTGAAATATGACTATTTGTCAGTCTTATCATGTGAGTATCTTCTAAACCAGGTATATGTTTCAAGCCATCCATTTTCCCTGGCAACCTGATATGCTCTATTATATTTATGGGCAAAGTCACTTAATTTGGTACATTCCTTTGCTGCATTATAACAGGCTGTGCGGTTCCATTTATCTGCAGGATTGGTAAACCATATGTATCTATCAATCCAGCCATTAGTTTTTGCTGCTGCATAGGCTCCCCTGTATCTTTTAGCAAATTCTGATAAACTATTACAGGTCCTTGCGGCCATAAAACAAGTTGTTTCATCCCATTTGACTTTTGACATCTCAGTAGTGTTTTAGTTTCTGATGCAAATATACAAACAAATTTTTGGAATAGCAAAATAAAAAATGAAGAAATTTATGACATAATGTCATTTTTAACATTTGACCTACCCTAAGTCCACTTTGGGATATGTCTTATATTTTGATATATGTATATCATCCAGGCTGTAATTAAGTCTTAACCATACTGTTTGTAATCTTTCCCCTAAATATCCAACTATGCGTGTTTGATAATCTATTTTATTGTAGTTGGGTCCATAATGATTAATAACCGCATTTTTTGCGTCTTCCACTGTATGTATATTGAGTTTATCTAGAATTTGGAATAGTATCTTAAATTTCCAGTCCAGATATGATTGGTATATGTCATAAGTTGAGATAAAGATATGGCGTGAAAATAAAATATCTGACCCCATTACACAATCTATTGCTTTTGAATTTATACCATTATCTTTTAATACATCAATCATTGTATCTATGGGACCAGGCCAGTGACATTGACAATATTGGTTATATATATTGCCTACTGCGTTCTTATGGGCTATTACCTTTTTAGTTTTGAGTATTTCACTTATTTGAGAATAACTTAATTCAGGCCTACATGAATATTGAATTAATCCAATTATATCTTCATTTTTTACATACTTATTGATATACATTTCAAGTTCTGATTCATTAAATAATAAATTTTCTTTTGAAATATCAGGTATATAATCTCTGGTCTTAATTTCATAATCAGCATTATTCATTCCAACTAAAACAGGTATTGTTATACCATCATTAGGTATATTGGGATATTGTCTATGAGTACAACAGAATAATTTCATTTTACTTAATTTATTACTTTTATTTTATAAGATTCTAATTAATAATTTGTATATTTATTCATTTTATTTATTATATATTTATTATTAATTTTCTTATTTAATTATTTATTTTTTCTTTATTCAATATTTCTTTTTAATCCCTGTTATAGATTTAGAGACCTTTAGATACAGAACGTCCTAAGGGGTTCTTACACCTCTTAGTATCTGTATCAGAGTTTAACCCCCTTATATGAGTTTGTCAACCTCTTTTCTTACAGTCACCTCACTTATTCTGCATTGGTGAACTAAACATTTCTTACGTTGATGCTATCTCAAGACCTATTTAGCAACTTGTCACATAGCCTACTCCCTCAGGCAAAGTACTGTGCGGTGGACGGATGTGCTTTTCTTTATTCACACACTTTACTTACCAAGCGTCTTCCAGTACTGTGATACATTTAACTGTGTATCTCGCGGAATTTGGTCCGTTCTAATATCTATGTTTTAGTTGATATTAGTTGTTCAGTATGTATTCAAATTTTGATAAAAAAATTGGGTGGTTATTATTTTAAGGAGCCGCATTCTTAAAATAACTTCCACCCTGGAAAATATCTATTGATAAGTAAATTTTATCTTTTTGTAGTAATCATTTTATGCGGCAAATAATTACTTGTTCATCATGTCAATATAAAATATAAATTCTCAATTTTTTGTTTAGTTTGTTCAATTAGGTGGTAGCCATTTACTACCACCATTGAACTTTAATAAACCATTATGTCAGAGAACTTACATATATAAATAGCCAGAAGTATTAAAAAAATCAACTTTTATCATGTTAAATTGTGTTAAATAATTAACAATTGAATTTAAGCAAAATAGTCCATCTTCCCAGACAGACTATTTCAATGTAAAAAATACTAAAAAGAAAAAATAAATACTCACGCTTGAGTACATAAATAAATAGTTTGATATTTCAAAAAAATCAAGATATAATAAAAAAAAAATTCCATCTATTTTAAGACAGAATTTTTTAATAACATATGTTTTAGGTATTAAATTTTTAAAATTTGGCCTGAATTTTGACACTGGTGCCATTATCTACTATTGGCCTGTATAAACTACTATATAAGAAAAAATAATTGATTGTAGGGCAAATTTATTTAACTACGTTAAATAACATTTTTCTTTGCTCCATCTTTGGTGAGTAAATACCAATATGTATCCACTTAGAATTTTTGTTTGATTCAATTATAATCTGGTCAAACTGTTTATCCTTAGCCCACACTTTTATAAAGTCAACAAATTCATCAAATTTTTCTGACTTTGGTAATACATCTGCAGCCAGTCCTAATTGGTGACATGAATTATCTACACCACCAACTTTTTTATTAAGTTTTTGACAGCGAAAGCCACTGGTTACATTAATAACATTACCCCAATCTTCGCGCAATCCATTAAGAAATACTGTTAATAACTTTAAATTTTCAATTACTTCCCAGGATGGTAAATTTGCAATTTTGTTATCTAATGCAACCTGACTAGTTAATAGTTCTTCAAGTTTAAAATAATTAGTCTGATTAATCATTAATATCACCAACTGTTATTTCAGTGTCATTATGTTTTACTTTGGCATCCTTACCATTATCAATGGCATGTATAAAAGCCCACAAAGCCGCCCAGGCAAATAATTCACCAACGCCACCTAATACGCTAGAATCAATAGTACCCATTGGCGGTAAAAAGAAAGATGTAACCATCAATACTATTGATGTAATACTAAATATCTTAATCCAGATATTATTATGTATAACTTCTTTAATTAGTTTCCCCATGGTATTTTATTGAATTAATCAATTATTAGATGTATCAAACTGCTGAACCATGCACGCCAATTTTGCATTAACTGCATCATTTCATCATCACCATTAAGTATAATTGCTATCTGGTCATCATTGGAATAAATGCTATTAATGAGTTTCTTTTTCATATTACCATAAGTGTCT